GGGTGGCGGTGGTCGCGGAGTCGAGGGCGCCACCGATCCGGCCGCCGCTGCCTTCGGCGTCGTCGGCGGCCTCACGCCACCGGCGCCCCCACTCGGTGGTGTCGGCGATGAGACGCGCGATGACCGCCGGCAAGAACTCCGACATGAGAGATCACCCCTCGTTCATGGCGTCGCCCCACCGCGCTCGGAACACGGCCTGGACTCGCCGGTCGGTCGCGGCGAACGCGGGCCGCACGTACGGGCGGGGCGGCAGGACGGCGCCACGGCCGGCGATCCCGCCCAACTCCTGGATGCGGCCGTACACGACCCGCGGCCCAACTCGGATCACGCGCCGGTTCGCCGGCCCGGTGGGGGCGTCGACGGTGATGGAGCGGCGCAGCGTCCCGGTGACCAGCGACGGTGGGTCACCCGGCGCCGAGGGCGTGGGGGTGCCAGGTGGGTGGCTGGAGGTGGTGAGCAGCATCTTGATCCGGGCTTCGACGAGGTACCCGGCCGCGACGATCGCGGTCTGGGTGGCGTCGTCGACGCGCCGGTGACGGCCCCGCAGCGCGGCGAGCATCCTGGACAGGCCCCGGAGCTCAGCCACCCTGGGACGCCTTGCGGTGGTTGTCGGCGCGGACCTCGTCGACCAACTCGGTGACCTGGCGGAGCCGCACAGCCTCGACGGCGGGGAGCGCGTCGACCTGGTCGGGGGTGAGACCGTGGCGGTCGAGCCACCAGAACACGTCCAGGGTCTCGGCCCACCACGTCGGCTCCCCCGGCAGTGGGGGCTGCACTGGCCAGCCCGTCAGCAGCGCCCTCAGCCGCTGGCGGGCCCGGAAGGGGACGACGGGTCGGCGGCGTCGGACGGGTCGACCGTGCGGGCCCCGATGATCGCGCCGTAGGCGGGTTCGACCGCCGCGGCGATTGTGTCGTAGTCGGGCATGGTCAGTTCGCCGAGCATCGCGATCTGCTGCGACGGGAGCACGGCGGCGGGCAGGCCGGGGACCTCCCAGGCGGTGATGAGCAGCGCGGCCAGGCCCTCGGTGGCGTCGAGCGCGGCGAGCGCGGCCACCGACCCGGACATGTCGCGGACCTCACCGGAGGTGGCGTTGACCTGCATCCCCGCGGTGAGCTGCGTGAGGAGCACCTTGCGGTCCTTCGCGCGCAGCTCGCGGTAGTCGCGCAGCTCGAACCAGCCACCTGAGGGGAGGGCGTACCGCTTACCGGCGGCCATCAGTAGATCGTCCCGGCGTTGCCGTTGATCACCGTGATCTTGCACGGTGACAGGCCGCCGGACGTGCCGGCGTTCGTGCTGTTCGCGACCGCGTCGAACTCGACTTCGTACATACTCGCCGTCTTCCCCTGGTCGATCTTCGCGGACGAGTAGGCGCCCTGGGCGCAGTCGATGGTGAGGCTCCGCTGCCCGGCCCCGGTGACGCCGTTGCCGAGGAGGATCTGCAGCTGCTCCTGTGTGGAGGCCAGCATCTTCGTGAGCGGCGTTTCGTCGGCGGCGATGAACGTGATCTTCCCGGAGAACTCCAGCTCGCCGCGCTGGATGATGTAGGGCTGCTGGGAGCCGGACACGGTGTAGAGGGCGTCGAGCTTGCGTTTGAGGGTGACCTCGGACTCGGCCATGGTCGGGACGAGGGTGCCGCCGCCGGCCGGTCCGGCGAGGCCGAGCAGCCCACGCCACGACGCCATCGGCGGGACGGCGGACGGGGCGGCGGTGGGTGCGACCGACGCGATGGCGGAGCCCCAGCTGGTGCCCTTCGCCTCGTAGGTGCACAGCTCCGACTCGGCGTTGTACTTGATCGTCAGCTCTGACAGCGCGGAGCTGGCGTACACGCGGGCGCCGGTACCGGCGGGGATACCGGTGGCGTGGGTCAACGTGTGCGTTTTGGGCTGGCCCTGCCCGGAGTTGAGCAGCGCGGTGGCGTGCGTGTACGGGTCGGCGGCGCCGGTGGTCGCGCGGTCGCCGAGGATGTTCACCAGCAGGTGCTCGATGGTGTCGACGTACATCGGGCCGCCCAGGGAGAACTCGCACTTGAGGACGCCCTGGTAGCGGCCGAACAGGGCGGCCATGGAACCACGGCCGGCGGTGTCGTCGAGCCAGACCGGCTTGTCCTCGGGTTCGAACTTGTCGAACGGGATGGTCGCTGTTGGTGCGACGGGGGTACCGACGGTGACCTCGGGGGCGATCCCGAGGAACGCCTTGTCGGGTGCGAACGTCTGCGGCATCGGGGCTCAGTCCTCCTGTGCGGGCCGGGCTGGGGCCGGCGGGGATGGTGGTGCGGGGGTCGGGCCCGGTTCGGCCTTCCAGCAGCCGTCGTCGGGCGGCCCGATGTCGTCGAACTCGACTCGTTGGCCCGGGAGGACGCGGCCGACGGTGAAGTAGTCACGCGGGTCGGCGCCGAGGAACTGGAACAGCATCAGTCACCCCTGTTCGTACTGGTGGGCGTCGAAGCTGACCGTCAGATACCCAGAGGTCAGCTCGTCGGAGGTTTCAGCGGGGTCCATCTCCCAGATCAGCCACGGCTCGCCGCCCTCACCGACCGAAAACCCTTCGCCGTAGCCGGATTCGAACCCACCGGTGCCCATGCACCGGTCCTCCCGGATCCGCGCGATCAGCGCGTCCTTGAGGTCGTAGAAGGCGTCCTGGGCGTCCTCGGCCCACTCGCTGGTGGAGCGCATGAACACGTGCAGCGTCACCGAGTGGGCGACGAGTTTCAGCCCGCCGAACGGGCCGGCCATCGCAGCCCGCTGCTCGACACCGCGTGCGACGTGCACCAACATCTGCGCGCCGGCCACTGCCCCGGCCGATGGCGCGCCGAGGTAGTAGTCGGCGGCGTCGTCGCGTTTCGGCCGTCCGCGACGGACCACGCCCAGCCCGTGGACCTGCGGGATGCGGTAGGAGCGAAACTCCTGGTCGTACGGTCCGCCGAACCACTGGCAGACGCCGTCGCGGATCTGCTGAGTACTCACCGGCTCACCGGATCCGCTGATAGTTGCCGAGCAGCCGCTGCGCGTCGGCGACCAGGCCCCCGCCGACGCCGTTGGACTTCGACGTCGACGACGGCTGGGTCGCCGACGCGGCCGGGAAGTTCGCTTCCTTCCCCGGGGCGGGACGCGCCAGCAGCGCGACGGCGTAGTTGATGACGGCCTGCCGCGCGGTGGGTGGGAGCGCGGTGACCGACATCCCTGCCGGGTGGTCATGGGCGAGCGGCGCGGCCAGGGCGAGAACCTGCCCGGCGACGGCGGCGACGGTGACGGCCTCCTCCGCGGTGGGTGTCCACAGCCGCAGCACGGTGCCCGCGGTGATGCCGGTGGTGTCGGCAACGGTCAGCTGGGTCGCTGCGGTGGTGGCGGCGAGCTGCAGCTGGGTGTGCGGCCACCCGGCCACGTACGTCCAGGTGACGAGGATTTCACCCTGAGCGGCCGGGGGGGCGCCGAACTGGAGGTTGCCGAGGCCTGCTGCGCCGGTGAGGTAGACGATGAGGACCCGGCCGGCAGCTTCTGTCCAGGCCTGCGGGGTACCGAGGCTGGTCACCTGGTCGGGGAGGTCACCGGTGCTGACGGTGAGCAGCTGCAGGACGGGTGCGTGCTCGGGGTGGTAGCGGAGCCGGCCTTGGCGGTCGGGGCGGATCCGGGTGTTCTCCACGCGGAGGTGCGCGGCGAGGGGCATGTCGAGGTAGTCGTCGGCCCACTGCGACGCGGTGAGGAGCGCGTTGTTGAGGGCGGCGTCCTGCGCGGCCTGGGTGTTCGCGACACGGAGGTTGTTCGTGTCGAGGTAGGTGGGGTGGGCGCGGAACTCGGGGACGGTCACGTACGGCACGGTCAGCACGGTGGCCTCCTAAGGTCGGGGCCGTAGCGCACGTACGCGGGGATGATGATCCAGGCGAGCCACACGGCGTCGATGAGGCGCGACCATGCCCGCCTGGCGGTGGTCACTCGACGGTTGGGTCGGGGCGTTCCCACTTGCCGTGGCTGCAGCTGGCTTTGTGGGCGTTGAGCGGCCAGACGCCCCGGTAGCAGGGCACGCAGATCGGCGGGTCCACCGGCTTCGGTGTCGGCCCGTCGTTGGTCGGGTCCGGCGGTCCGGACACGACCGGCGGTGCCGGGTCTGTCGTCTTCGGGGTCGCCATGGGTAGCTCCTTCCGTAACACCCGCCCTGGTGGCGGGCGATGTTCTGGTCATGCCGCTTCGTCTGTCGATCCCGCTGCCCGGTCCGTTCAGCTACTCGACCCGCGTCGGCCGCCGCCGCAGCGGCTCGGGTGGCGCCGGGAAGGTCCTGTACTGGCTCGTGATCGGCTGGTGGTTCGTGCCGTGCTGGTGGCTGTCGGTGAGGCTGCCCGTCGCCGCGGTGCGCGCGATGTCGGGCCGTCAGCGCTCGCAGTAGGAGCCGCAGCGCGAGCACCGCCGCACAACCGGCCGGAACCCGCAGAGGCACTCGAAGCCGCCCGCGCGGGGGGTGGCCAGCGACGGCACCGATCCGCCGATCTTCACAAGCGCTTTCCCGTCCCGGTCTGACATCTCGTAGATGCCGTCCCGGGCGCGGTAGCGGCGGCCCGAGAGACCGTCGACCTCAAGGCAGCC